TCATGAGGTCGATTTGAAGTCTCTGCGCTGCGGCGGATGGGACCGCGTCTCGATCACGCGGTCGAGGCGCTCATTGACGCTGCCGACATCGTTCTGCACGTCGCGCAGCAGGTCCATGACTTGGCCGACCTGGTCGCGCAGGCCGGCCTTGCTGACGTAGGTCTCGGCCACATGCAGCCGATGCGCGGCGAGGTCCGACGCGACGATGTCCGCCTTGTTGGAAGCCCCGTTGGCCGCGAGCATGGCCTCGGTCCGAGCGCGGCTGACGATCGCCTCGATTCGCGCCCAAATCGCCCCCAGCGCGCCCAGGACGGTGATGATGAAGACGACGAGCTCCGAAGTGATCGTCATCAGCGCCGCCCCCCGAAGCCGATCGAGGGTGCGATCTCCTTCAGGGTGTGCCCGCCATTGAAGACGGCGAGCCAGGTCAGCGTCACCGAGCCCCAGGCGGTCACGACGTCATTCATCGGCAGCAGGGGCACGACGCGCCCGCCGCCGAAGATCCCGGCGAGAAGGATGATGGCCCAACCGCCGATGATCAGCGCCTGCCAGGCGCCGCGCCAGAACTGCCAAGAGCCGAAGCCTTTCTCGATCTCGGCCGCCTGAGCGTCGCTGACGCGCTGCACCTCGGCCTGCCAGATCGGCAACATCAACTTCGCGCGATCCTCGACCGTGTCGACCGTCGCCGCGGCGCCGGGCTGCTGGACGGCAACGGTCACCGCCTCCGGCGTCGCCGGCACACCGAAGGCATCGGCGAGGCTTTCCAGCGCCTTGCCGGCGAGCCCACCGATCGCCGCGCCGGCCGGCCCGCCGATCGCCGTCCCGATCATGCCGCCGAGCACCGGCGCGCCCTGCTTGGCCAGCGTCGCGGCCAGCGATTCGAGGATATCAGACAAGGGCAGCCTCCTGGCGGAACGCCGCGGCTTCGTCGCGGCGGTTGCGGGAACGGATGATCAGGAAGGCGACGGCGCCGAGAACGACGACGGCGACAATGGCAAGGACGCCCCAGCTGGTCGCGCCCTCGATGCCCGCCTGCGGCGCTACGGCCGGCGAGGCGACGGTCGCGGCGCCGGCTGTCGTCGCCTTCGTGGTGTCGGCCTTGGCCTGCCCCTCGGCGCGAGCGGCCTCGGCCCGAAGCTGCTGCGCCGCGGCAGCGCCGGTCACGCCCATGGCCGCCAGCGCCATCGTCGTAGCCTTGGCTCGGATCGAGGCGACGCGGTTCGACCATCCCTTGCCGAAGCTCGACCAGGTGCCGAGGCGCTTCAGGAAGCCAAGTCGGAGGTCGCAGAACTGCGCGACAAAGGCCTTCGCGTCGGCGCCGGCCTTCACTTGCTTCGCCCAGCCGATCGAGCGCGATACGCCGGAATTGACGGCGCCGTCGAAGACGCAAAGATCGGCGCCCGGCCGATAGCCGCCGCAGGCCGCGGCGTCCCAGTAGTTCCCGCGGTAGATCGGCGAGACCTTGGCAATCGTGAGCGTCTTGACCTCGCCTTTCGTCGCCGGCCGGCCGAGCCAACCCGACAGCGTCTTGATTGTGATGCCGAGATTGGTCGTGCCGCCCGGATCCTTCGGATGGTCGACATAGCCGCCCTCATAGGCAAGCGTGATCGGCAGGCAGATCGCGAAACGATCGCTCATGGCAGCGTGCTCCAGATATGGAAAAGCCGCCCGGAGGCGGCTGGGGGGATGGGCGCGGGCGAGCGCTTTGGTATAGAGGTCGCGAGGCCAGCAATTGATCTCAACAACGGGCGGCGCAATGAACGAGAGCCTTTCGCAAACGAAACCTATCCGGCTGCATCTCGGCTGCGCTGATGTTCGGTTGCCGGACTATCTGAATATGGATGTCCGCAATACAGTCGCCACCGATCTGGTCGGCGACGCCTGGGACCTGCATGAGTTCAAGGACGGGTCTGTCGCGTCGATCTATACACGCCACATGATCGAGCATCTTGAGCCCGACGATGCGACGAGGTCCTTCCGCGAGTGGGCGCGCGTTTTAAGCGCCGGCGGGCATGCTCACATCATCTGCCCGGACCTGGTATTTCACGCCAAGCAATATCTCGGCATGGCGATAAGCACGATCACTAACGACCAGCATTTCCACGCCATGGCCGGCTTCTATGGATGGAAGGTCGAGAGCCGTGGCGGCTCCCGCTACGATGCCCATCGCTGGGGCTATTCATTCGAAACCCTATCCGCTGCGCTGAAGCACGCCGGATTTTCACGCGTCGAGCGCGTGCTTCAGGGTAAAGATAGCGAGCCATGGCATCTGAATGTCATGGCGTATAAGGGCTGAGAGAATGTTGGCTCACGAGGAACAATCGAAGAGCCAGGAAGACGAGGCTCGCGAGATCGTTGCAGCGTTGTATCCTGCCGTTCTCAAGCGGCCGGCTGACGATGGCGGCCTTAACTCGTACGCCGCACTGCTTTTGGGCCACGGGGGCCATCGTGGGGTTGCCGCTGCGGTTAGTTCGATGCTCGCCTCACAAGAATATAGGCTGCTGGCCGTTCAGCATCTTAACGGGATCCTCGATTTCCTCTCTTCACTGTCTGTTCCGAAGCAGTTAATCGCGAACTGCGAAGTGAAGCACGTTGTGCCCCTTGGTACGAACTGCCTTACTGCGGCTGTCCTCAAATCGAATGGCCTAAAGCGATATTCAACGCCTTTCGATTGGCTATTCTCGTCTCCTGGAGCGGTTCTGCATTGCCTTCGTGACGATTTCAGCACCTTTCTGGACGCCTCTCATTATCGAAGTATCCCACGGCCCGAAGGGGAGCGCGGGGCAGAGCATCTTTGGTTCGTTGAGAACTTCAATGTGACCCAGATGTTCGCCCATCGCGACCCCACCGAGCCCGTGCACTACGCATACTTTGAACGCTGCGTTCAACGCTTTCGGGATGTCTGCGCCTCAGAAGACGGCAAGATTTTCTGGATGCTATCCGAGGCGAAGCACGACGCAGTCGAACTCTTTGCTCAACTTTCGGATGCGCTAGGCCAGATCACGCGCAACTCAACCTTCATTTGCGTTCAGTTAACGACGCCTACATGGGATGATGTCTGTTCATCGATGGTGCAGGTCCAGGCTAACGGCCGGGACCGATGCTACCGTTACACGCCATCGTCGAGAAACAACGGCGTCAACTTCGAGAACCGGCAAGACGAGATAGCCCTGGTCAGGCTCCTCGCTCAATTCAGGTTAGATCTGCGCCCTCAAGCGTCATGACCCTACCTTGAAGGTCACGGACCTGCGCGACAGCCTCCTGAAGCGCCTTGACGAGCGGAGCGATCAGCTCTTCGTAACGGAGCCCTTGCTCGCTCTCGGGATCATCACTGTTCGTCAGAACCCAGCCCCCGAAATCGACGCCATCGGGCAGCGAGGCTTTGACCTCCTGCGCGAGAAAGCCCCAATGGGTGCGCCGACCTAAGACGCTTTCGGTGATGATCTCCGCAGCGCTGGCGCCATCGGGGATTGGCACGCCTTCCGGCACCTCATTCCCCTCGGCGTCGCGGTAGACCTGCCGGACAGCCCGCTTGCCGCCTTCGACGAATTTGTAGGAGACCGGGCGCAGGCTCATTACCCAATCGAGGCCGAGAGCGCTATCGGCGATCTCACATTTGGCCCGAGCATCGGATGTCTGGATGGTCGCATTGGCGCCCCAGAAGGATGACCACCGAAAGCCGTTTGTCCCGCAAGCATAAGCGTTGTCGGTTAAGGGCATTAGGTGTCCGGCCTCATTCAAAAGAAGACGGTCTACCGCAACTAACGACCCCGATGGCGCTGTGGAGAAGAGCCAGCCGCCCGCCACACTTCCGCTTGAAGGTGCCCCGCGAGCGCTCGCCCGGAGGCCCGCGAGCGCTCCGTAATTCGCACCGTCATAGATTCGGCCGATGATGTTGATTGGCGTATCGCCAGAGAGCGTTATCGTGGGGGCATCCTGAGTACCCCGCGCCTTTTGACCGACGAGACTGAAGCCGGCCCCGTTGTCGCTGATCTCGTCGAATGTGACGGCCCGCTGTGAGTTGCTGGCGGCAAGACGGTTGCCAACAGAGCCCGAGTCCGCCCAGGAATTGGCCCACGCCGTCAGCTTGCGCAGGCCCGTACCGCTGGCGGAAATGGGAGCGGCTATGCCGCGCGACTTGTTGCCGGTCACCACGCAATCTTCGGCGGTTGCATCGATTACAATGCCAGCGGTCGCCGCCGACGTGCCGTTCTTCATCTCGCCGCCGACGATGGCTGCACCGCCGCTGACGACATGAATGCACTTATCGATGTCGCCCCAGGTGTCCCAGCCGACGACCGAGGCGCCGTTCGTCGTCCCTACGTCCAGACGGATTCCAGTGCCTTGCGCGGCAGCTTGCGGACCGATCAGCTTTGCGGACACCGCCGAAACGATGTTGAAGCCAATCGTGGTAGGATCGCCGGCAGGCGCGTAGTGGTCCGCACCGCAGTTCACGAGCTGGCAGTGGTTCGAACTCGCGATGCGGAAACCCGTCTGGTAGCCATAGGAGAAGCAGTTGTCAGCCTGACCCCAATCGACATTGGCGTCAAAATTGAAGGCCACGCCATCGCGAGCCAGCGGACGGGGGGAGAGCACGCCACCCGAGACATAAGCGTTAGCGAAGACCGAGCCCTGAAGATCGACAGTCGTGCTGTTGATGACAGTGACTGTCCAGCGGCCATTGGCCTCCGTCGTTCCCACCACATCCTTGACGACGATGCTGTCACCCGTGGCCAGCCCATGCGCCGCGAGCGTGACCCGGCAGTGACCGCCGCCGTTGTTGGCGACATTGCTGATCTCATAGCTCATATATGACCAATCAGGCTGGTGAGCGGTCAGATACGGATAGCAGTGAACGTGACTCAGATGATTCTTATCGAAGACATTTTTGAGGAATACGCCGTGCTTACAGTCGATATTTAGGTACTCAACCACCGGGCACGTCGAAAAATCGCAATAGACCGCGTACTCGAAGCCAAAGAACGTACAATGCCCGATATAGGTATTGACCGCGCGGTTGGTCGCCCCGGCGTCATAGCCGATCCGAACGCCTGTGCCGGCCATGGCCGCGATGAAGTCGAGCCCCTCGCGGAGATTGCTCGGCTTGACCATGCCCTTGCGCAGGAAGACGAGACCGCGCAGACCCGCCTGATGCCCAACCAGTCGGATGAGCGCACCAGGACTGACGACGAATGAGCCCTTCGTGGTCGAATGATCGATAGTCGCGCCGCGCCACGCATAGAACTGGTGCGGCCCGATGAGGTGCACACTCTCCTTGACCAGCAGCTCGCCGCTATCAATCAACCAGCGCCCACCCGAGCAGTCAATCTCTCCGCCGCCGCGCGCGTAGACAGCATCGATCGCCGCCTGCACCTTGGCAGTATCATCTGTGACACCATCACCAACGGCCCCGAAGTCTTTGAGGTGCAAGCGATCCCGCAGCTTCTCGCCAATGCCGCGGACGAAATTGACGGCAGGCGCCGGCAGGAAAGCCCGGTCCTCGACGAATGCCCACCAGCCGCCATTGGCGGCGTCGGAGCTGCCATCGGAGGTGAAGCGATCGGCAGACCGGTGCTTCGGCCCGATCGCCGGCTCGCTGTCGACGCGGCGGCGGATATGGCCCGCGCCGCCTTCGGTGCTATCGGCGCCGTTGATCTGCACGGCCTTGACGCTGGCGGGAACGACGAGCGCCGCGGCATCGGAGACGCTATCGAACTGCAGCAGGCCGCCCGCCCCGAGCAGGCGCTTGAGCGGCTGCCGCTCATTGTCGTCGCCGACCTTGGCGATGGCGGCATTGTCGTCATAGGCGATATCGTCAGCACCGGCGGCGAGAGCATCGATCAGCATTGCGGGGCCATCTGGACCGCGCATGTCGACAGCGTCGGCGATGTCCGCAACCAGCCCGGTCGCGCCGACATAGCTGCCGGTGGCGGGCTTCACGCCTTCGCCACCCGACCAGTCGACGATGCGATGAACGCGCCGCGTTCCATCCGTCACCGCGGCGAGCAGCGGCACCCAGCCGCGGTCACCCTTGATCAGCCCGTTATCCGGCCAGCCTCCGGCGTTCTTCGGGCCGTAGAGCTTTTTCGCGACGGTATCGATCCAGAAATCGCCGATGCGCCCGTCAGTGACCAGCGGCGCCCGCGCCTTGGCGAGGACGGTGCGGCCATCGACGCCCTGCAGCGGCGAGGCGATACGAACGGGATTGGAAAGCGCGCGCGCCATGGTCAGAGCTCCTGCGTGATGCCGGTGGTGATGGACAGGCCGTGCGTCGCGCTGCGCGAGCGCACGCCGGTCGAAAGGTTTTCGAAGAGGAGGTCGAAGACGAAGTCGCCGGGCAGAAGCGGCTCGATCAGCGCCCAGCCGACATTGACCTCGAGCCGGCGGGCGCTGGCGTCCGCAATGACGAGGCGCCCATTGGCGAGCGTCAGTTCGAGCAGGACAGTGTCGTCGCCGGGGCGCTTGAGGTGCGCGGCGATGTTGTAATCGTCCAGCCGCCAGCGTTCGCCCAGCTCGCCCAGCAGAAGCGTGGCGAGCCAGTCGGTCCCGGCGGCAACCGTGAAGGCTGCCATCTTGCGTGCTCCGTTTTCGGTCTAGAGAGTGCCGGCTGCGGCCACGAACCAGGCGGCGCCGTCGAAGGTGAAGTCGGCCCAGCTGCCAGCGGCCACGGCCTTGAGCCCCGGCCCCACATTGAGCGGAAACGGCCCCACCCCGGAGCGGACCAGGCGCACCGTCGCGCCGACCTCCGCGCCGGGGACGATCAATGCGGCCTGGCGGGTTTGCGTCAGCGTCGCGGTGTGCCGGATCAAGCGAGCATCCGAGACGGCGCTGATCGTGAAATCGCCGTCAGTTTCGACGAGGGCATAAGAGGCGCGCGCCGCAGCCTGCTGCTCTATGGCCAACGCCTCGGCGAGCGTGGCGATCTCCTGCTCGGCATCGCCCAGGCGATGATCGACGCCGGCGAGCGAGCGGCGGAACTCGGAGACGTCGGGCGACCACTCGGTCGCGAGAGAGAGATCCTCCCAGGCCATGACCTCGACCTGGGCTTCGCCGTCGCCATAGAAGCGCACGAAAGGCCGGGCATAGACGGCGCCGGTCGGCGCGACCGCGTCGACATCGTCGTCGATCGTGGCGACGGCATAGACATATTCGAGCCGACCCGATGCGACAGAAACGCCGACCAGATCGGACAGGATCGTGGTCGACAGCCCCGACTTGTCGGCCCTGAGCCAGCGCAGGCCGATCCGCACCGTATCCCCGGCCGGGTCGGAGGTGTCGGACACCCGCTGGATGACAACGCGCAGGCGATAGCGCCGGCCAGGCTCAAGCCTCTGCACCGCCCGCGGCGCGACCGAGGCGGCGCCGACCACGCTCAGAACCGCACCCGCCGTGGCGGAGACAGACAGCCGATCCGCTGCGATGGGCTCGGTCGATGCAGGCGCGCCATCGAGATCGGCCGTTGCCGCACGCGGCGCCTCGCCGAGCCGCCCGGTGGCTGCCAGATGCTCCGCCTGACTCAGACGCTCCGCGATCGCGCTGTCGCGCGCCGCAAGCCCCTGCTGCCGCGCCTGCGCCTCGGCCGCAAGCCCCTGCTGCCGCGCCTGCGCCTCGGCCGCAAGCCCCTGCTGCCGCGCCTGCGCCTCGGCCGTCAGCGCCGATTGCTCGACCTTGCCGACAACCTTGTTCGCCTCGACGATCGCCGCGTTCATCTTGGCGCGCGCCGTCATATCCCCGACAGTGATCGGAGCGATAGCCATGTCGAGTTCTCCGGATGAAAAGACGGCAGAGCCGTCAGATGCTTTCGATGAAAGTCAGCTCAGGCGCGCCGAAGCGGCCGAGGTCGAGGTCGAGATCGCCATTGGCGGGATCGTCGAGCTTGCAGCGCACGAGCAGGTCGCGAAAACGGCCGGGCTCGCCGGCATTCAGATCGGCGCGCAGCGGCGGCAGGATCTTCACCACATAGGACGAAGAGCCATCGACCGCGTCGGTCCAGGGCAGCGCGTCCGACCATGGCGAATCGCTGACCAGCTGGTTGAGCAGAGGTGGCTGCGCCGGGCCGGAGACGATCTCGGTGACGAGATAAAGCCGGTCGCCGATCGTCAGGTGATGACCGGCCGCGACATCGACGCCCGCCACGTTGACGGCGATCTGCGTCGAGCGGAGCGCCGCATCGGCGGCTAGCGTGATGGCCGCATCGACGAGCCTGCTGCCGGCCGGCTGGTAGAGGTCGCGCACCGGCAGCAGGATATCCTCGCCCGCCCGCAGCCGGGCAATCAGCGCGCGATAAGCAGCGGCGGCGGCACGGTCGGTCACCTTGATGCCGCTCACCCTGACCATCCAGAAGCCGCCATCGCCGAAGACGCGCTGGCTCCGCCCCGTCGGCGATCTGCCGCCGGAGGCGCTCTGGTTGCGCAGGTGCGGATCCCAGATCCGGGCCTTCAACACGGCCGGCCAAGTCGAAATCGTCATCAGCTCACCGTGGCGGTCATCGGCCCGGCAGTGCTCGCCACATCGCCCAGGCCTGATCGATTGAGCGCGCGCGCCCAATAATCATAGGAGCCGGCGACAAGCCCGCCATCGGTCATGTCGAAGGGCTGGTTCGGCCCAAGGCTCACCGTCACCACCACCGTCGCGCTGCCGAATGGCATTCCCGACGGGGCGCGATAGATGCGAACCGCGCCGATATTGGCGTCGGCGGGTGCAGTCCAGGCCAGCATGGCCTGGCCCGTGCCGCCATTGGCGACGAAGCCGGTCGGCGGGCCGGTGACCACCTCGTCGGCGACTGCGGTGATCGGCCCGACCGCGCTCCAGTCGCTATCGGTGCCGCCGGCGACGAAGCGCACACGCAGATCGTAGCCACCGCCATCGGTCAGCAGCGGCGTCACCGCCGAAAGCCCATCCGCCGCCAGGACCATGGCAAGCCAGCCTTCAGTTCCGGCGGCGGCATATTGCGCCTCGGCCGCGACGTCGGGCCGAGGCGACGCCGCCCAGCTCAACCGGATCGCAACGCCGGAAATGCCGCCGGAGATGTCCGAGCGCTCGACCTCGGCCGCAACCTCGCCGGGCGGGTCGATCTCGTCGACATGCGCGATCGCGCCCGGCGTCGCCGGCTTCGGCGGCTCCTCCACCGCGGCATTCCAGGAGAAGGCCGAGAGCGGCACCGAGCGGAAGCCGATATCGCAGCCGGAAACATCGCCGCGCAGCGAGAAGGCGGTGAACTCGCAGGGCGCGTTCATCAACGGCTCCGAGCCACCCGGCACCGGGTCATAGGTGATGTCGACGACCTTGGCGTCGAGGGCATCGAGCGGCATCAGGTCCGTCGCGATCGTGCCCTTCCAGATCGGGTTTTCCTTGGCCATCATGATCTTCTGGAGCCGGGCCGCCTGGGTGAACTCCGGCACCATCACCAGGTCGCGCGTCTCCTCGATCACGCCGATCGCGGCCTGCGACGAGAGATCGTCCCGAGGTGTCAGCTCGGTCGGCTGGTAGTAGTTCTCTGGGTCGGTGTAACTGACCTTCAGCCGGTTATAGCTGTCGAGTTTGTCATTGCCCTGAGTCAGCGCCGCGCCGACGATATGCTGCGTCGAGATGTTGATCAGCGGGCCGGTCCAGACGCTGTTGCGGATGCCGATCTGGCCGCTCGGCCCCTGATAAAGCGTCGCATCGCAGCTGGCGCTGAGGCGGGCGAGCACGGCCTGCGGCTCCTCGTCGAAGCCGATCGTGCCCCAGGTCCGGTAGCGGCCGACCGGCGTGCCATCCTTGCGCGGCACGTTCTCGGCGCAGTGGGCGTGGAAATCGGCAAAGGACGGCATATCGACCTGCGCCAGCGAGCGGCGATAGCCGTCAGAACTGCGCAGGTAATCGAGGATGACATCCGAGGAATTGTCGCCCCAGAGCCATGTCGCCGGGTTCTCAGGGTCCATGCCGCCAACGGATGGATCGTAGAGCTTCTTGCCACGCACCACGAAGCGCAGGACCGTGTAGGCGCCCTGCGGGAAGACCTTGTTCCGATGCTTCTCGGGCACGCCGGCGAACACGACGCAGACATGGGCGATGCCGCGCAGGCGATGATCGGCGCTCCAGACCTCGGGAAAACGATCCCGCAGCAGGGTCGCAGCCGCCTGGTCGGCCGTCCCGAGATAGCGCTCGAAGAAGATCGCGCCGCTCATCGGCAAGGTGGTGACGTTGCCGCCCGCCTCGCCACCATCGGTATCGACCTTGACATCGCCGACCCAGTATTCGGCGATGCCGTCGATCTCGTGCGAGCAGAGCAGGAGATCCTGATACATCATGCCGTGGCGCGCATCCCAGAAGGCGCGCGTGCCGCCGACCAGCGCCTTGCCATAGATGAAGCGGCGCGGACCCATCGCCTCGTTGAGGGTCGCCTGCTGGCGCTCGCGGCGCGGCTTCTGCTGCGAGAGCGACTGCATGGCCAAGCTCGCGCCGAAAAGCGCGCCGGTGATAACGATGTTGCCAACGATGGCTGCCGCTGTGGTGCCAAGGATCGCCGTGCCGCCGAGCGACGCGCCGAGGATCGCGGTTCCGATCGCAACTGGCATCAGATTCTCCAGGCCTTGACGGGAGCCGCGGGCAGGATGGCGACGCCCTCGGCCGATTTGACCGCCCAGTTTTCGCCGAGGCAGATCGCCCCCATGGCGCCGATCTTCGTTTCGATCAGACCGGCATCGCCGACGACGGGCGAACGCGCTTCCTCGAAACCGGCCCCCTTCATCAGCTCGCAAACGACGGCCGACAGGCCGCCGCCGCGGCGCAGCAGGCGCAGGCAGGCGCCGGAGCTGCCATAATAGCCACGCAGCGCCGCTCCGGGATCGCGCCCGCTCTCGGCCTTGATCCAGTCGGCGACCCAGAGACAGCAATCGCGCTCGCCCCAGGCGAAAGGCAGGGCGCTACCGGCCGCCAGGAAGGCGCTCAGCCGTTCGGAACGTGCCGTCATGGTCAGGCGGGCCAGTTGATCGTCTTGCCGGGCAGGCTGGCCACAAACTGGCAGCCGAGATCGCCGGAAAACCGCGCCTGCTGGTCGGCGTCGGTGTAGTAGCCGTGCGGCGGCTTGCGCCGGCCGGCCCAGAGATTCTCGGCGGTGAGCTCGACCGAATAGGTGCCGTCGCTATCGGCCTTGTAGGTCATCACGTCGAGCAGCCCGCTCCAGACATGACGAGCGGGGCCGCGCAGGCTCCAATCCTCATTGAACAATTGCAGGGACACCGCACAGTCGCGCCCCTTGACCTTGGCCGATTGCTGGCGCGCCAGCACGATCACGCGCGGATCGACGCCCGACAGGCCGAAGCTGACCTGCTGCGCCGCCGTTCCGATCGGCACCGACAGGCCCGAAATCGACGCCAGCCCGGCGGTGCCCTCCCAGGCCTGACCATCGGCGGTGCGCAGCGGGCCGAAGCCGGTCCAGTACCAGCGCGGATCATCGGCGAAATCGAACCAGGCGAGCAGCGCGAGGCGTGCGACCGGGCCGGAGACGGCATCGGCATTGACGCCAAGGAATGACATGGTCGGCTAGCTCCCGGCACGCCGCTGGAAGTCGCGAAACCGTTCCGGCAAGGCCCGGTCGCGCGCATCCAGCATCGCCGCGATCTGCCGAGCATCCGCGCCGGGGGCGTTGATCGTCGTGGTCGGGGCATAGTTGAAGGCTGCGGTCGCGCCAGCCCCGATACGCCGCCCAGCCGGCACCGCGGGCGCGCGCAACGCCGGCAGCCCCCCGACCATGCCGCCATCGGCGAATTTCGGAATCTGCCCGCTGTTGATCGCGGCGAGCAGCGGGCCGTATTTCTTCGCGGCCTTGCTGTTCACGACGAATTCGCCATCCGAGAGCCTGGCGAGGATGGAATCGGACCGACCCGAACCGGGGCCGGAGACCCGGCCGCCCTCGGCGAAGCCGAGGAGCTTGCCGAGCCCGCCCAGCAGCCCGGCGCCCGCGCCAGTGCCGCCCGTCTTGAACAGCCCGTCGATCAGGCTGTCGATCGCCTTGTCGGCAAGTTTCGAGGCCACTCGCTGCAACGCGTCGGCCAATGCCTCGGCGGCACTCTTGCCCTGCATCAGGTCCGAGACCAGCCCCTTGAAGGCGTCCTTGGCGAGGTCGGCCGAGAAGTCCATCGCCTCCTTGACCTGCCGCGCCTCCTCCTTCCACTGCGCCGTCGCCTGGGCGAGACCGAGGATCTTGTCGCGCTCGTCGGTGGTCAGCGTCGCCGTCTCGCGCAGGCCGGCGGCGAAATCCTTCTGCGCCGCCGCTGTGGCCTCGACCAACGCACGGGCCTTCTCCCGCTCGACATTGGACTTGCCGGCCGTGGCGAGGTCCGCCTTGGCGAGCTCGCCGGCCTTCTGCAGGTTGATGACATAGCGCTCCAGGGCCGTGGCGCGATCCTTATCCTCCGAGCCGCCACCGCCGCCCTTCGCCTTGTCGTCGCCCGGAACCTTGAAATCCTTGAGCGAGACCGGCTTGATGCCGGAATTGCCGAGCCCTGCCGGCCGCGTCGGCGGTTGCGGCGCATCGACGAGCGCGTTGCGGAACTCGCGCTCGCTCGACCGGAAATCCTGCAGCGCCTTGCGACTCTGCTCTGCTGCTGCGGCGTTCGCGGCGGCACGCTCCTGCGCCAACGCCTCGCGGCCTCCGGCGTTAGCAAGCCCCATCTCGCGCGCCTGCGCGACGCGCTGGGCGCGTTCTTCCTGATAGGACAGCGCCGCCTGCCGCTGCAGACCGGCATTGGCCTTGGCGAGTTCGCCGACCTTGGCGATCAGAGCCTGCACGCCGTTGACCGCCGAGGCCGCCGCCTGCCCGACGCCGCCGATACTGCCAGCCAATCCCTGAATTGCGCCCGCGAGCGCCTGGCTGGCGCCGGTCGCCTTGTCGAACTCGCCGACGGCGCGCACGAACTCGTTGCGAAGCTGCTGCATCGCCTGGTCGGTGGTCAGCACCGCGCCGGCGAGCTTGGATTCCAGCAGTGGCGCACCGGCCTGAATGGCGCGGAAGAAGGCCTCCGACGAGACCTTGCCGTCCTTCACGAGCGCGGTGAGCTTGGCGACGTCGCCACCCGCCTCCTGCAGGCCAGCCGCCGCTGCCTGCAGCAACGGATACATGCCGTCGAGCAGAGAGTTATACTCCTCCGCCTGGATCTTGCCGCCAGAGAGCGCCTGCCCGAGCTGCAGCAGCGCACCCGAGGCCTCGCTCGCTGAAGTGCCGGAGACGCGCAGCGACTGCGCGACAATATCAGTCAGACCGAGGAGATCGGTCGAGGAGGCGTTCAGCGTTGTTTGGGCCTGGCTGACCCGGCCATAGAGCTGGGCCAGCGCATCGAGCGGAACCGCATTGCGCTGAGCCGAGGCAAAGAGCGCGTTGAAGACGCTGTCGAGCTGGCCGCCGCTGACGCCGGCAACCTTCAGCGAGTTGATGATCTTGGTATATTCGTCGGCGGCTTGCCGCAGCTCGTTGACGCCGAGGCCGGCAGCAACACCGGCGAGTGCGTTGCGCGCTGCGCCAGCGACCTTGCCGAGCGCTGCGCTGACGCCTTTCTCGATGCCGCCGGCCTCGCGCTCGATATCCTTCAGCGTCTTGACCGCGAGGCCGCGCGCCTTGTTGAGCTCGCTTTCGAACTTTTTGACGTTCGCCTCGAGGGAGACCGTCAGCCTTTCCAGATCGGTCGCCATCTCACTCCTCCGTCGACAGGCTGGCGAGCTCCCAGAGCGCACCCTCCTCGTCGGCGCTCAGCCCTTCCTTGCGGTTGGGCACATGCGCCGCGGTCCAGCCGTCGACCATCTCCATGAACTGCCAGTAGCTCGCGGCCCTGAGATCCGCCCGGCTCATGCCGATGGCGGCGGCGGCTCGGTAGAACGCACCGAAGGCGAGGCGCCCGTTCGGGAGCGACGCGCCTTGCTCCGAACCTTCGGTGCGCCGCCTTTTTTTGACGGCTGCTCCTCCGGCGCGCCCGCGAGCGCCGCACTCAGCGCCGCGATGGCGAGCGTCGCGTTCCGAATCCAGTCCGGGCGCTCGTCGACATAGCGCCGGGTCAGCTTCAGCGCCTCATTCGCCGAAAGGCCGCCGCCGATGAGCCCTAGGCGGATCGTGTCGCGCACATCCTGCACATGCCAGTCGCCGGCGAGCAGCCGGCGCAGGCAGTGATACGGCCCTGCGCCCGTCACCTCCTGCAGCTCTTCCAGCTCGCCCATCGCGAGCCGGAAGCGATAGCTGCCGCCGCCGAAATCGAGATCGACAGCAGCGTTGCGGCTCTCCTCGCTCATCAGACGGGGCTCCAGACGACGGCGCCGTCGCTCTGCAGCGAAATCTCCAACGTGACGCGGCCTTCCTCCGGCGCGGCGGGGTTGAAGGTCTCGATATGGAAGGAACCCTGCCAGTGACCGACCTTCGCGCCATTGCGCCAGAGCTCGATCCGGCAGTTGCGGCTGCCGTCATCGTCATAGAAGCCTTGCCAGATCGGCAGCGCATCGGCATCGAGCACGCCCGAGCCTTCGATCGAGGCGCTCTTCGAGGTGACATCGCGTTCGGTCCACGGCGCCGCATCCTCATCGGCACAGTCCGGCACATTGGTCTCGCCGAGCTCCTTCGACAGGGTGATCGCGCGCTCCAGCAGGCCGCAGGGGGCGGCAAAGCCCTCCGGCGTCGCGCCATCGCCGAGCAGAAGCCGCAGACCAGAGCGGCGGAAGGTCTTGGCCTGGGCCATGGTTCACCTCATGAAAACGCCGCCCGAAGGCGGCCGCTGCGAAAGGGTGGATCGAAGGTCTCAGGCCTGATCAGCCAGGGCCTCGAATCGAAGGACGGCGCGGCGCGACAGGCCGTCCGGCTCATCGAACCAAAGGGTGTCGCGCCAGGTGATCTCGACATTGCTCCACCCCTCGGCTGGTGGCGTGGCGCGATGCAGGATGCGCTTGACCATGCCGGCGAGCACGGCGAGGTCATCCCGCGCCGGAGGCGGCGCGAAGCACTGGATCTCAAAGGTGACGCGCACGGCGTCGCCGCAATCATGACCGTCCTCCAGCTCCTGCCAGCCGGATGGGCGCAGATAGAGATGCTTCGTACCTTGCGGGATCGGGTCGAGAATGCCGACCGGCACCATAGCGCGCAGATCGGCATCGGCGTCGATCAGGGCGACAACCGCCTTCTGGATCGGGAGCGTCGCCTCGCTCATGATGATGCCAACTGCTTCACCGCCTTCGTCGTCGCGCGGCTGATGCGCGACTTCACCCGCCGCCGGTTCGCGCGATAGGCTGGAAAGAAGAAGGGCTGTGGCGAGGTGCCGGGATGGCGCGAACCGGCGAACAGCCCGCCATTGAGATGCGGTGCAGTCCCGAACTCGACAAGATGGGCATAACGCACACCGCTATCGCCAGCGGAGATTCTGACGGACAGATCGGGATCGCCGGCTTCGCCCGCCGTGCCGGCCAGCGACGAATAGCGGACCTTGCCGCCACCCCAGCTCTGGCGGATCGAGCCGCGCAGCTTGCCGGTTCGCTTCGGCGCGAGGCGCTTCATGTCATCCGTGATTTCGTCGGCGCCTTGCGCTAGCGCCTGCTTGATGGCGCTGCGCACCGCCGGCGGCATCGCTGCCATCTTGCGCAGAAGGTTCTCGCGTCGGCTGAGCTTCGCCATGGGCAGCGCCTTTCCAGAGGGTGGCCTTTCCCGCCGCGATGGCGGCGCGGGCGCAGGGCGTCGTCACCAGCAGCGGCTGATCGCCGGCCTTGAACGCCCGGCACCAGCGGCCGTTCAGCTCCGGCGGATACCAATCGAAATCCGCCGTGAAGATCACATGGGGCATGGAGCGTCAGAGCGCGACGTTCGGGAACTGGATATCCAGCGTCAGCACCGAGGTGCTCTTAGCGAGGCCGAGCAGGCAGACATATTCGCCGGCACCGACATCGGCGAGCGGGCAGATGCCGCCGGGCGTGTCCGACAGATAATAGGCCGCGCCGGGCGTCAGCGTGGCGCCGATCGTGATATCACCGCCGGTCTGGATGGCGACCGGCTGATTGAGCGCGGCTCCGTTCAGCGCGACGCCCGTCGCCTTGCGCGCCTCGGCCGTGGCGCTGTTCGAATCGGCCAGCATCCACTTCTTCGTGGTCGCGCTGAGATAGACCGGCTTTCCGGCGGTGACCGCCTCGCCGGCGACGCCGTTCGCGACGGAGGCGTTAGCACCCGCGACGACATTCGCCGCAGTGATGGTGAGATCTGCCATGGATAGCTCCTAAGGTCAGGTTTGCGGACCGTGCTCGATCAGGAACTCGATCTCGCGAGCATCCGGGGTCGGCACGATGGAACGGATCTGGCACTCGCGGCCGGCATAGGGACCGGCGAGGAACACGACGCGGTCGGCGGACGTCACCGCCTTGGCTTCGGCGAAGCTCAACGTGGTGAGCGTACCGGTAAGCGTGCTCTGGGGCTGTCCGGAAGCGACCTGCTCACGCCCGAAGACGGGGCGAAAAGCGGCCAAACAGGTGACGACGGCCGACCAGTTCTGCAGGACGTTGCCGGACGGTGATTTTTCGCCAACGCCGCGCCGCTCAAAGCGAACGCGATGAATTCTCTTCCCGGCCGAGAGCATCAGAAAGCCCCGCGACGGTCGTTGCATAGCAGGTTGTCGACGGCCGTCCGGATGGCAGCCGAGACGTTTTCGCGATCCTTGAACCACGCGCCGATCATCAACAGCATCGCCTGACGCACCGATTCCGGGGCCGAACCGCCGACGACCAGCCCTTTCAAGGTGACACGGGTGCCGCGCGCACGCTCCGGCCAGCGCTGGCCGGGCTTAAGCACGATCGAGACCTCGTAGCCGTCAAAACGCGTCTCATAGACCGTGCTCGCGACCGACTGCGCCGCGCCGTCGACATCGACATAGTCGATCGAGGTCAACGCGCTCGCTGGCGCCTCCGGCAAGCGGGACAGCTCGGCAAAGTCGTCGCAAACGAGATCGACCGTGCGCTGCGCGAATCGAACCGAGCAGTATTTCTCGGCGTGATCCCGTGCGGCCGCGATCAGGTCGGTGAGGACGGCATCGAACTCCGTCCCGTCGCCGCCGACCTGCAGCCGAGCGCGATCGAGAGTCACGGGCTCGGCCTCCGGCCCCGCTGTCGTCTTCGCCGGATACCACATCAGCCGCGCTTCTCCGGCGCAGCTTTCTTCGTGGCGGTCTCGCGCTTGTCATCGGCGAGCGGGGCGGCAATGCCGGCGTCGATGAGGCGCTGAGCCTCCTCGCCGGAAAAGCGCTCGGTTTCCTCACCCGGCGCGAGCGAGAAATCCGCCCCGGACAGGCCGATCAGAATCTTGAGTTTCATGCGATCCTCCATTGGCTTGAGAAGCAGGCGCCACGCTGGGCGGCGCCTACCGGTTCAAGCCAACCGCGTTAAGAGGCGGCTGTGATGAGGTGCTTGACGGCAGCCGCGTCGCCGAGACGGCCGTCGAGGCGCACCAGGCCAAGCAGGCCGATATCGGGGGCGAAACGCTCGCGAGCCGTGAAGAGAACGATGCCGCCGACCTTGCGGACGAAATACTTCGCGTGGTCGCCGAAGATCATGACCTTCTTGGCGGCGGCCAGCGTGTCCATCGCCTGGTTGATGCGGTAGCGATAGCCGAGGATGGTGCCCGGCACCCCCTGCTGCACGTCGCCCGCCGACCAGATATAGCGGCCCTCGCCATCCTTCAGCTTGCGCAGCGCCGCGAGCGTCGTGTCGTGGAACTGGAAGCCGACCTTCGGCGAGGAACGATAGGCCGGGTCGACCGAGTGAACCAGGTCGACAACCTCGTCATAGGTAAAGGCCGCGGTCGCCGCCGCCGTCTTGCCCAGAGTGGAGCCAACGACGATGCCCTGGGGATCGCCGGTGCCGTCGCCGACCGTCAGCTCGACGTTGGCGCGCCGGCCGAGACGCTCGCCGAGCAGGCCGCCGAGGAGCGTTTCCATGTTGAAGATGGAATCCTGCGCCAGCTCATAGCTGAAACGGACCCAGTTCGTATCGTAGGCATGGGCGCTCAGCGTCTTCTTGCCGAAGACGGCATCCTTGCTGCCGTCGTCGGTCACGGCGCCGGCCTCGGTGTGCTTGTCGACCGTTTGCGCAGTATCGTCGATCGTCGGCATGTCGATCGGATGGCCGGACGAGGTCGTGAGGACCGTGCAGACGTCCTCGTCGTACATCGGCCCCCAGGCCTTCATCGACTTGATGATCTCGTTGGCCAACTCGGTCGGCACGGTGTAGCCACCGGCGGCCGGCGTGCCGACCGTCTGGGCGCGAACCTCCTTCGGCGCCACGCCAGCGCGCAGGGCCGAACGCTCCTCCTCGGTCAACGCCGACATGTCGCCTGCAGCGCGCACCCAGCTGTGGAAGGCCTGGCGGTACTCGACCGGCTTGTCATCGTCGTCGCCCAGGTTTTTATCACCGCCGGGATTGGGGCGCATACGGGCGCGGCGCTCTTCCTCGGCCTTTTCCAGCTTCGACATGCGCTCTTCGCGGGCGATCTGGCTGTCGAGCTTGTCGAGATCACCCATGAAATCGTCGTGGCGCTTTTCCAGCTCGGCCGTGCGGGCGTCGTCGGTGTTCTTGCGGATCTCTTCCAGAGCGGAGCGGGCATCGGCAACCAGCTTTTCCCGCTTCTCCTGCAGTTGGCGAAGGGTCATTGGGGGTCCTTTCTTACCTCTGACCATGAAAATGCCCGCCGAAGCGGGCGATTAGGGCGGGAAGCGGGAGCTGCCACGCCACCTCCGGACGAAACCGGGGAAACTAGCGAATGCGCCGGATGCGCTGCTCCATCTCGGCGCGCCGCGCCTCGATGCGGCGATGGGCGGGATGTTCCCGCTTTTCCTTGCGGGCCGCCTCCAGCGAGCGCAGCGCGATGGTGGCACCCTCGTAAGCGGGCTCCGAGACAATGCTGACCTCGCGCAGGTCGACCGCCAGGATCGTCCGCAGCGGCGGCTCCACCGTTTCATCCCAGAGCTGCCGCTGAACAGCGAAACCGAAGGACATGCCGGAGACGTCGCCGCGCTCGATCAGCGCGGCCACATCGCGACCATCGGTCGTATCCGGCAGGTCGATCTCGACATGGAGCCCCTTCGTATCCTCGGTCAGACGCAGCGTTCCGGCCGTCGAGCGTCCCAAGATGCGGCCACGGTCATGATCGAAATACGCCCGAACATCCGAGGTCTTCAGGGTCTCGGTGAAGGCGCCGCGCGCCAGGGTCTCATTGAACCAGCCGCCGATATCGGCGACCTCCCCGAACACCGCGGCATAGCCCGCGACCGTCACCTTGCCGTCATCCGCCGCGCGCCGCTCTACCTTCGCGACGAAGGAACGCAGCTCCGGGCCTTCAGGCTTTGCGTGGGTCATCGCCTTCTCCATCCTGTTTCGGTTCGGCGGGCGGCGCCTGCACCGGCTGCTGTCCGAGGACGACGGTCGCGCCCTGCACGAGGAGCTCGTCGGCGAGCGGGTTCTCGTGCTTCGGCCGGTTATCGAGATGGCGCGCCTCGTTCGGCGTGATCTGCGACGTCTGGATGCCGCGCCCCAGAGCCTCGATGCGGCTTTTCAGATCGCCACGCATCAGCCCGTCGAGATTGTGCTCGACATATTCGGAATCGGCCTTTTCGCGGCCGTAGATCTTGAGCGTCGCCTGCGTCTCGTAAGCCCTCGCCCACTGGCCGACGACATGCTTGACGAGGTGCAGATCCTGCTGCTCGACATTCGTGAATGTGCCCTTGGACAAATCCTGCAGAAAGGCGGGGGGCAGCTGCCAGGCGCGCGCGATCTCCTGAATCTGGAAGAGCCTCGCCTCGACCATCTGCCCCTTGGCCGGGTCGATACCGACCGGCTTCAGCTCATAGCCGGCCGGAATCGGAACGATCGGGCTCTTGTTGAGGCGGGCGAACTGGACCGCCTGCTCGACATCGTGCGTGGCGCGCTTCAGCGCTTCATTGCCGGTCGGCAGAGCGCCCGAGATGGAGAGGGGCGGCACGCCGCCGCCGGCAAAGAAGGTGCTGCCGTAGTCGTTCATCGCCAGGGCGAGCTGAATGGCCTTGCTCGCCAGCTTGATCGGCCCCCAATGACCCAGCTGATTTTCCAGCAGCATGTACGGAACGTCGATGACGTCGGCGGCGACATACTCCTGCCCGTCATGCAGATAGACCGTCGACAGGCCCCGCCGGCGGATCTGCACCTTCAGCGGATTGAGCGGCCAGATGTTCTCGACGGAACTTCCCTTGCGCTCGATCCAGGCGAGGCCGCGACCGCCGGTGAAGACGTTCTGCCAGAAATATTGCCGTGCCTTGAAGCCATCCATCTCCGGCGTCGGGTTGCGCAGCACCTTTTCAACGGCGCCATCTTCCCGGTTCGTATTGCCGTCTTTCCGGACGAAAGCATGCAGCGGCAGGGCCGCGAGCGTCCGCGACAGGAAGTTCACCGCGGCATTCACCGCGGGAACCTTCATGGCCGAGGCGAGCGAAACGCTCGGCAGCGCGACCGAATCCATGCCGAAGAAGGTCATGAATTCCTTCGTCTGGCTCACCGGAACGCCGGGGCTCTCGATGCTGGCCGCACGAGCTTCCCGGTCCCGCCCGATCTCGATCGCAAATCTCATGCTGCTGCACTCATCATCTTCGAGAGCGAGAACGACGGATCATCCCAGGGCGAAGCCGGTGCCGTTTCGATCGCCACATCCGCGACGGCCAGCGCATTCACCAGCGCCGAGATGCCGTCGATCTTTTCCGAGGACCGCTCCTTGTCCGGCTTCAGGTTGCCGTTGCGATCCTCGTATTTGGCGACGTTGCCGGCCTGCCAGTCCATCACCGGATGCTGCCCGGTATCGAGCGCGCCCTTCAGCGTCAGCAGCTCCAGCTGCTTGGAAGCGGCGCCGAGCGATTGCACGCCCTGGCGCATCAGCACCATCGGCGCGCCCTCGTTGACGAGGGTGTTGACGGTCGCCGTCGCGTTGTACGGATCGTATGCGACGGACCGGACCGTAAAGAGTTCCATCCCTTCGTGGATCGCCGCGATCACAGGGTCATAATCGACGACGTTACCGACCGTCGGCTCGATCGCGCCGCGTGCCTGCCAGATGTCGTAGGGCACGCGATCACGACGCGCCCGGCGCTCGATATTGTCCGCCGGCACCCAGAAGCGCGGCAGCACGAGCCAGTTCTTTTCCGTAGCATCCGGCGGGAAGAGCCAGACCAGGCTGGTCAGGTCGCTAACCGACGAGAGGTCGAGCCCGCCATAGCAAAGCCGCCCGCGGCATCGCTCGGCCATCGAGCGCCAGCCGGCATCGTCGGCAAGGCTGGGCTGGCCGGAGCCCCGGCGCCATGCCTCGGTATCGAGCCAGCGCAGATCCTGCCCAACCCAGATATCGAGATGGTAGCGCTTGAAGTTCGTCTCCAGCCGAGGCGACTGCAGCGCGCGCTCCAGCAGCTTGCGCATGTCGTCGAGCTGAACGGAAACGCCGAGGTTCGGGTTCGCCTTCGCCCAGGTCGACGGGTCTTTCCAGTTGTCGTTCGCCGTGGCCGCGTAGATCACGACGAGTGTCGTCGGGTCCTCGAAGGTGCCATCCTTGATCTTCAGGGACTCTTCCCAGAGCACCCAACCGTAACCGCGCCGCGCCTGACCGGCCGTCGAGATCAGGATCTCGATCGGCTGATCGCGCTTGATCTCCGACTGCTTGACGAACTCATAGAGGTCGCCGTCGCGCCATTCATGCATCTCGTCGCCAACCAGGACCGAGCAGGAAAGGCCGTGTTTGCCCTCGGCCTGTCCCGACATCGGCTGGATCGAACCGAGCAGCTCGGCGCAATAGAGCGACGTCTTGAACGTCTCGATATGCGCCGCGAGTGCCGGCGAGAGCTGCACCATGCGCGTCGCCATGGTGAAGACGATGCCCGCCTGCTTCTTGTCGGCGGCGATGACATAGGCCTCGCCGCCGAGTTCGCCGTCGAACAGGAAGGCGAGGAGGAGAAGCCCCGCGGCGAACTCGCTCTTGCCGTTGCCGCGCGCGATCCAGATCAGCGCCCGGCGGAACAGGCGTTTGCCCTCGGCCGTCTTCCACCCGAACAGCATCCGCACGATGGCTTCCTGCCACGGTGACAGGTGGAACGGGCGTCCGGCCCATTTGCCCTTCGTGTGGACAAGGTAGCCCGGGAAGAACTGCGCCGCCTTGTCCGCCGCGACAGGATCGAACCACGCGCCAGCCGTCTTCGCGGCACGCTCCCATTCCGAGCGCACCCAATCGTGCACCGGATTGGCTGCCAAGTCGGCGACCCAGACAGGGATGGCAGTCGATGTCACGCGCGGATCAGTGCGGGCGACCGAAGCCGACCGGCGACGCAGGCATCGCAGGCGCCGGCGGAGGAGGAGCGGCCGGCGCGTCAGCCTTTTTGCTAGACTCGTCCTCGGTCTTCGCCTGCTGCTTCGCCTGATCGAACAGCTGCGGAGCGGACGAGGCCAGTCGCGAAAGCAGAGCCTGGCGCGCGGCCGGGTTCGTGCCGAACCGCTCGTCAAATCCTTCGAGGATCTTGTTCGTGCGCTCCATGACGAAGAAGTGCTTCGAAACGCGCTGCATGGTGACCTTGTCGGAAACCGTCGTCTCGACCAGGTTGTCGACGGTCACGAGCGGCGCGATGGCATCGAACAGCGCATGGAATTTCACCATGCGGGCGAAGGCGCGCAGGTCCGACTCGCGGACGAAGTTGAGATGCCGGAGCGTGCCGAGCATCTCCTCCCAGATCCTGCGCTCGACCGCATTGAGAGATGCCGGCGGAGAGAAGGCACCCAGATCCTTCTGGTCGGACGCCGCCGGAGCCTGCGCGACCTTACGCCGACCGGGATTGCCTTGGATCTTCTTCAGAGCATCGGGCTTCGGCTTGCGACCGCGAAGAGCCATAGGGCCAACCTTTTTTTCTCAGAATTTCGCGACGGTTTACGCGTTGGACCCCAGCCGGTCCGAGGTCCCGAGGGGGCTAGAGATCGACCCTCCCCCTCCCCGGTCAGAGGCAGCGGAGAGGCGGGGCGATGCGGCGGGCCATCGGCCCGTCAAGGCGCAGGTCGGCGATCTCGATCTCGCCTTTCGACCACATCGCCTCCAGCTTCTGCTTGATGACGTCGTGATCCCATGAGCATGCGGGCTGCCAGTTCGACACATCCCAGAACAGGGCCATATCGCCCTTATGTGGGATGACGTGGTCGACTACCGTGGCAATGGTCGTCTCGCCGCGAGCCTGACACCCAAGACAGAGCGGGTTGAGCTGCAGGAAGACGGAGCGCTCGCGATCCCAGCGCGCATCGTAACCACGCTGCCGGGCGCTTCCTCGCCGCGCCTCATATTCCCGAGCGCCAGCAGCACGATCGGCGTCAGAGCCGAGGCCTATGGACGGTCGGAAAACAGGAGGGCGATAAGGCATGGCTCCTTCCAACAAAAACGCCGCCTCGGGGCGAACCGGGCGGCGGACACAAATCTTAGCGCATAAGGGCTACGTCAAGCGACTGTCGCAAGTCAAGCGCGTATTGCAGCCGATGCACTGGCCTCCCATGGCCGGGGCGGGGCAGCAGGCCCGATGAGCCTGTGCGCCTTGAGATAGCCGGGCGCATTGAGCACCTCGACCAGCATCCCGAGGGCCGCATGCCAGACCTCGTATTCCGCCCGATCGGCAGCAGCCAAGGCCGGGTCAGGGTCGAGCACCGTCTTGCGATAGGCGCCCGGATAGGGACGGCGGGACTTCGGATTGAAGCCATCCACCTCACGCTGATAGTCGATACCCCGAATGGTTTCCGTGATCATGCGGAACCACAGGGGCTTGCCATAGGCGCTGACGAAGCGGGCCTTCGGCACCTCGGCCTGCCAGACAGGCGTGTTGCGCATGATGGCATGGTGGCGCACCAGTTCGCCCGGCCGCTGCCTGTGCCGCATCTGCCCGCCGACATCGACGAGGATGCGCGGCAGCGCCCGCGCCACCGCATCGAGCCGCTCATGCTCGCCGAGCCCGAGATCGGTCAGCGGGTCCCAATCGTCGGGCATGTCGAGATCCCAGCTGTCGAGGCCGATGACAGCGGCATGGGCCGAAATAGCGTCCTCATGAGGCGCACTGACCGTAAAGCTCGTCGCCATCACGCCATAGCTGTTCGGCCTGCCGTCGCTGACGAGCGCGCCGAGCGAATCGGCCCAGCCGCCGATGGCGCCCCACATGGACGAGCAGCCCGGCCCGATATCAGCACTGGTCGCCAGCGCCTTCGGCAACTCTTCCCGATAGGCCCAGGTCAGGAAAGCTTCGATCCCGATCGTCTTCAT